GCCCTGTAAGATTTGAACCTTAAAAGAGGTTGGCATGAAGTTACCTGTAAAAGCCATTTAAATTCTCCTTAATAAATTAGCAGCCTCAACTTCACCGCCCTGTACACAAATTTGAATGCAACTAGCCCTTTCGGACTGTGCTGCACGACTCAAATATTCAGAGATTGTACGCTCTAATGCTTCTCTAAAATACTTTGCTTGCTCTCGAATTTCGGGTGGGGCAGTTTCTGATACCCCAATGATCCTATTTACGCAGAGTTCTGTCAATTCTTCAAGCGGTAAACCGCCATAATTGCTTGTTTTTACGAGAGGGCTGATAATATCGCCAGTTTTAATTTCAAACATTTATGTCCTCTTTGCTTCTGGTGGGTTGTATTCCACCTCGTCTTTTACCGTATCTTTAATTTCAGAGTACTTTTTAGCCACAAACCGTTCGTTTTCTAGCCCTACGACCAACGGATCACTAAGGCGGTGGTAGCCGTACAGCTTACTAATAGTCGGCTCGCTGGTGTCTAACAGGCATGATCCTTGGGCTATACCAACCTTAATACCCCGTTCCATTGCCTTTGCCAGTAAAAACTCGCAACAAGCCCTACCTGCTTCGGCAAAGTGGACTACGTTTTTGTAAGAAAAATCAATCCCATACAGGTGGATTTGCCCTACTTTGGCAGCAATTGCATAACCAATAGCAAAGGCTACGGTGTTGTTAAAGTATCCCGTCCCGCAAGCATTCATTACTTCATCTAGGGGAAACTCTACTAATCCAGGACAACGGGAGTCTAATTCACAGGTATAGATTGGTCCTGTGTGCTTCTCTAGTACCGACCGCATAAGTCCCGTTTGAGTGCCTGCATCATCACTATCTAGGAATCGGCTGGCTGGATCCATCATAAAGACTCGGTCGTGGTAAATGACCCCTGCCATAGCATTAATTGCCCATACTTCATCAATTGGCTGAGAATGGGTCTTGGCTAGGATGAACTGACTATGGGATTTACCCATTGCCACAATAGCAATACTTTTACCTGATAAATCTGGAACTTTCATCTAACTGGATACCTTACTTGTCCACTTCTGTAGGCGTCTTGACGGTTCTTACCATCGCCTAATTGTTTAAGTTCTGCCATTGCATCGTCATAGCGGGATTTGTAGACCGTCATGGTATCAGCGTCTGACTTCATAAATAAAGCTGCTTCTAGTAACGCCCCGTATAAAAGAGCAGAGTCAAAGTTTGTCCCCAACCAAGACGTTCCAGCGGTAACAATTGACGTTGGGTAGTAAAAATAATGAAGCTCTGAGTTGTAACTAGCGTCTGGGGTAGGTCCTAGAATAAAAGAGTTGTCGTCAAAAACAGCGTAATACTGAGGTTTCCCAAAAAACGCTGAATCTGTATCAGGATAGGACTCACGGATAAAGTTAACGTCTTTATTCAATAAGTAGTGGTACTCATTTGCCGCATCAATTACCGCAAGACTAAAGGTTGATAGCCAGTCTGAAGGAGTCGATAAGTACTTATTTCCTACAGTCATAGTACCCGTAACGTTCTTGCGGATAGCAGGTAACTGCACCATGTTATAGATGCGTTGTTCTGCCAACTGCACAAAACGGGCAATCTGCTCGGCAGACGTAAACGACCCGACTGTTGCTGGAAAATCGTTCTCAGCAAAGCCCTTAATGGCAGTAGTTAACTGCGTGTAGTTCATCCCATCTTCCCGCTAGACATACGACCTTTAGTTGCAGCGCCAGCACCACGCATCTCAATCTTGCCGTATTGGTTTATAGGTTTACCCTTAAACTTACTAATCCCGCCAACAGAAATATCCATAGTAGCCATTTCTTCTGCGCCAGTCATACCTTTGGAAGTTAGTCCTTTAGCAGAGATTGTCTTGCCCTTCATTGTATGGGGAGTAGCATAGACTTTAGCGTCTCCAACTTCCTTGCCCATAACTTTTTTAGAGAACTTAGCCATTATCGACCTCTTCCTGCGGATTTACGCATCATTTGGTTTTGGACTTTTGCTAAACCACGTCCAATTTTCTTCATTACCATCTGGTCTTTACCGCCCATCTTTGGCTTTGCCTTCATGCCCAAGACTGTAGGACCTGAGTCACCTAAATTCTTGCCTTCAGTCTTGCCTTTTTTAGCAATTCCATCTGCGCTTTTCTTAAACATTTTCAACTCCTTATGTTGTTGTTACCGTTACACTACCTACCTGACCTTCTGGTGCCAAATTGTTAGGGGTTAAACCATCATTTTGTGACCCCCCAACAGGGTTCCAGCCCCATTGAAATATTCTACTACCGCCTTCTGGAAACCCAACACCCGCTTCAGTATTATCGTTGCTTCCGTTAAGTTGTAAACCGCTTGTTCCAGATACTGTATAGCTTACATCAGGGCGTGGTTCCCGTACAGCCTGTGGATCGTCTACTGGGTACATACCTAACGACAACTGTGGCTGATCTGGATCCCAACAGCTAGGGCATACCTTAATATTCTTTACTTGCTGCTTAACAATTAACTTTCTAAGCTCTTTTAACTTATACCGTTGACCGCATCGGTCACATTCGGCAATCGCAAATTTGCCACTACTAAATTTATTAGGCATAGAAGGTCGTCCTAGGAACGAACCTAGAAGCGGCTTTTTCTCTGTCCTCCGTAGAAGCCATGAGCCACTGCTCCTCGTATTCTTGCTTTAAAAATTGCACTCGTGCCTGTCCGTCTGGTAGCTTTTGAGCCATATAGAAAGCCAATCCTGCCACCATACAAGGTAATAGGCGAAAGGGAATATCAGGCTCTACCGCTCCATTAGATCCAGCATCTTGAATCCTACGCAACCTCCAGTACACAAAGGTATAAGGACCACCGCCAGCATCGGGCGTGGGCCAAACGTTAATAGAAGGAAGGTTCTGTATCGTAAGAGCCGCACCTGTTGTATGGGCAGCCGCTGTAGTACCGTTTTGACCACGGTAGCAGTTGGTTAATACATTCCCTACTACGTTGGCATAGCTGATTGTCTCATTGTCAATCTTGACAAATCCACCGATTGGAAGGGCGCTGGCGTCACTAACGGTGATAGATGTGGTCACAGCATCAATCGTGCCGTTTAAGGTCACAGCGGTCGAATTAGACTGTCCTGTCTGGCGGTTAAACCAAACTTGAATAGGACGCCCAGTAGTTAGCTTATTAGGAATCGTAGAGTAGGTAGACTCTGAAATACGGCTAATATTGATGTCAATCTGATTGCTGGTAACACCGTTATTCTGACGGACTACATGGTCTAATAGATCAATTGTGTTGACTGGAATAGGATAGATACCTTGCCCAGTAACCATTGCAATTTGACCCTGCTCGATTGTCCAGAGGTTAATACCACGGTTAGCCCATTCAACCGTCAATAGGTTCAGGGATCTGCGGGCAGTTCGCATATCGTAACCAGTACGCAATTCCGTACCACAACGCTCAAAAGCCTCTTCAATGAGGTTATTAAGGTCTAGATTAAACGCAGAAGTTCCTGAAGTACTCATATTTTCCTATATGGTTTTACTTTTGCTTTTACCTTTTTGGGCTGCGGCACGAACTGTTTTCCCTGTGCTTTTCCTTGCCGTTTTGCCCGTGTTGTTGCTGCGTACTCCTGTGGACTTAGGGCTTCGATTGCTTTTTTTGGCAGGTATCTCTCGCCTGTTTCGGACGACTTCTTCCCTGACTTGGTTGTCCATTTCTGGTCTCCCCAAGCCTTTAAAGAACGCTGAGATTTTGCCAATCCACTCATTTATAGCCACCGCCAGCTGCCTTATATTTTTTAGCTACCAACTGCGCTTTTCTAGCTGACCACTGACCTGCGCCAGTACCATGTGTTGCAGCTGCTTTTACCTGAGAAACAATCCGTTTACGTAAACTGGGTTTAGTGTAATTACCCGCAGCATTAACTTTACCGCCTTCTTTATACTGAGTAAAGTCGGTATCATCCCTACGAGCTTTCTTAACGCCTCTGCCCATTTTAGTGGGCATAATTGCACCCATCCCACGACTCGGTCTCATACCATTTTTCCTCTGGTTTTACCTTTAATACAGCAACCATCTGCTCGTTTAGAAGCCATACCGCCTTTTTTAAAGTTATCGGGCAAATCTTGTCCCTTTTTACTCCCACCTGTATGTTTATCAAGAATTGATTGAAATCCTTGGTCAGCAGGTTTCTTACGAACATTGTCCGTAGGATTGGGGTTCTGTTTAGCTGGTGTTGCTGGAACAGAAGGGACAGGATTAACACGCTTAGTCATTACGCTCTAGTCTTCCCACGAACAGCACAACCATCAGCCCGCTTTGATGCTGAAGATACTTTTCCGCCAGACTTAAACTCACGCTTAAATTGTGTGCCTTTACCAAAAGCATCCTCCATAGGACCTGTAGATAGGTAGCGCTCTTTGCGAGCCTCTTGCTCCTTTTTTGGTAATTTAGAGATTGCATCAGCTTCTTTAGCCGCTTTTTCTCCCGCCTCTTTCTTAGCACGGCTAGATAGAATCTTCTTACCCAACATACGAGCAGCGCCATAACCAGCGCCTAGAACCGCAGCAGCTTTACCAATAGGTAGAAAGTCTTCAACGCCTACACGCTCCAAACCTTTTTCTTGCGGTGGTTTAGTAGTTGTTTTTGGTTCGGCTTTAGGGGTAGCTTTAGTGGTAGATTTGGTTTTAGTGACAGGAGGCTCTTTAACTAGCTCACTGCTAGGCTCATTTTGCTTACGAATATATTCCATCGCACGGGCGCGCACATCGTCGCCAATACCAGGATTTTGCCCTTCTTTAGACTCAAACTCGGTCTCGCCACCGTCTTGAAACTTACGCATTTTCTTTTTCATGTTAGCAAGTTCTCCCGCCTGATTTCATTTTAATCATCTTGCCTTTGGTCTTACCTTTGATCTCAATGCCACCACCTTTAGCCATGCCATGCATTTTTTTCTCGTGCCCTTTAACGGCTTTGGCAGCAACCTTCTTCATCATTGGTTTGTCTTTGGAAATATCTGAATGTTTCACGTTACCGCCTTTCTTCATGTAGCCCATTTTGTTGCGTACTTCTGTGGGCAGTTTGGATAATCCTGGGTTGCTATCAGAATCAACTTCTTTTAAGCCACCAGCTCTGAATTTACGTCCTTTATCTGCTTTCATAAACTCTTCTCCTACGGATTTAGATACGCCAACTTTTTTGGCAAATTTTGGATTGTTAGCGACAGCAGCCATAAATCCGTGTTGTTTTTTAGATACGCTAGGCATTTATTTTCCCCTGAATAAGCTGGTCAATTTTGCTTTCAAGCTTGTTAAAGCGTTGGTCAATGTGCTGCATAATGCGGTCAATTTCTGCTTGAGTAACGTTTTCACGAGCTACCTCCTCACGAGTCTTGTTTAATAAAATCCCTATGCGAGCGAGTTCAGCAGATTTTTCTTTTGCCCATAAACCCACGAGAACCCCCGCTAATGATAGGATTGCGTTCCATAAAAGTAACATCTCTTGGCTCATACCATCTTACCTTTGGTTTTGCCACGAATCTCACAGCCACCGCCACGTACTGACCCACCTTCTTTGCAATTCCAAGCCCGTAGGGACTTATTAATACGTGAATCGGGATCGTTGGCTGTTTTAGCAGATGTGAGCTTTTTCTTCATGCCTGACATCCTTGCACAGAACGATTTCTTGCGTGAACCGCCTTCTGGTTGTGGACGTTTTAAGCCAGGTTTGCCAGGATTGGCTGCATTGTAGGAGGCACGACCTTTAGCGTTTAAACCACCTTCAGGGTTTTTACCTTCCTTACGAGTCCATGCAGGGGTCTTAGCCATTATGCAACATCCTTTTTAGCATCAAGAGGTCTAATAAGAGGATAGAGATACTCTTCTCCAAAAGAACCTGCAAACTCTTCCATTCCTAGATGACCTAGCTTAATGGTGGGGTCAATCCATACTTCGTAACCGTGAGCCGTAGCACGATCACAGAAAAGATAATCCTCGCCTACATAGCCTTCTGGAGTGGATTTGAAGTCAAAGAATGAATAGCAAAACTTGTCTGGATGCCCGTCTACTACTCGGTCATCGTGGTATTTCCACTCAGGATGGTTGTCTCTGAGGGTCTCAAATACGTCTTTACGAATCAACATAAAAGCGGTAGCAATCCGTTTAGCCTTAACTAATCCGTAGGAATTCATATAAATCCCGCCATCAGCATCTTGCTCTAAAGTCGATATATAGACTTGACCTTTTTTACGGGCAACAGGAACTCCGCCTACGATACCCTTCTTAGGGTCAGTATTCCACGCCATTAGACGGAAGATGTCTTGTGGGTTAAACGTAATGTCCGAATCAATAAACATTAAGTCTGTGCAGTCTGACGCTAAGAAGTCTTTAGCAATTAAGTTTCTGACACGAGACACAACTGAGCATCCAGAGATGTTGCAAATTTGAATATCAATTCCGTGCTTAGGAGCTTCTACAGCAAACTGAGCCATAGCAATAGCCAGTTTGACTGAGACTTTAAAGTCATAAGCGGGAAGACCAAGCATGACCTTCCTACCTACTAAGTTAAAAGAACCTTGAGCTTGCGTTGGATTATCCATATATCACCGTTGCTGTTACGCTTGAGCCAAGCCCAACAAAAATACCGTTAGGGCAGTAAATACCTTCGCCTGGAATCTTAACAGGTAAACCTATTGTATTAAATGTATCAAGTTCAACATAAATATTTGTGTACATTGTTACTGTACCAGTAGCAGATCCAGATGTAACGGAAGTTACTGTAAATGTATTAGCTGTTACGTTAGATACTTCGTATACCCCATCACGCATGGTTGTTCCAGCCGCAACATCTAAAAATACTCGTTGACCATTTACCAAACCATTGCCATTAATTGTCACCGTAACCGTTGTTCCAGTTCTACTCCAAGTACCTGACTTTGAAACTGCTGGGTCTGCAACCGCCATGTTTCTTGCCGATACCGTACCACTA